ATCTGAAAGAGGAGTCTTAAGAAAAGTCACAATAAAGATAGGACAATCGTGAGGAACTTAAGATATGAAACCAGATGATAAGAGAAGATTAAATAAAGGCAATCCTATGTTGAAGAAAGGATTCGCCTTAAATCCTAAAGGGAGACCTAAGGGGAGTGTCAATAAATATACTGCCTTAAGTAGAGAGTTGATGTCTACTAAAGGTCCAGAGATAGTAGAGAAAGTCATAGAGATGGCACTGAAAGGTGACAGGACCTGTCTAAAAATGTGTATGGATAGGATATTACCTACCACTAAGGCAGTAGAGCTTAGGTCACAGGAAGGTAAAGGCAATGTCATAATAAATGTAGGTGGTCTAGAGGCTAAAGTAATAGAGGCTGAACAGACTAAGCCGTTGGATTATGAAGAAGGTGTCATCATAGATGATGATAAGATAGAAGAGAAGGTAGTGGAGATAGCTAGTGGCAGAGCTTGATGTCTCTCTCCATCCAGCACAACTAGAGATATTTAATAGTAAGGCTAGATTTAAGGTAGTATCTGCGGGTAGACGCTTCGGTAAGTCCAGGTTAGCTGCTTGGATATTAATAATAAAGGCACTACAATCAGATAGTAAGGATGTCTTCTATATAGGTCCTACGTTCCAACAAGCTAAAGATATTATGTGGAATATGCTCAAGGAGCTGTTAGAAGGAACAGACCTAATAGAGACAACCCACGAGAACACAGCTACTATGACCTTAGTCAACGGTAGAAGGATTAGCTTAAAGGGTTCAGATAGACCAGATACCTTAAGAGGAGTAGGTTTATCCTACGTAGTGTTAGATGAATATGCCTCTATGAAGGTAGAAGTATGGGAACAGATTATACGTCCTACCCTAGCAGATGTAAAAGGTGGTGCTCTATTTATAGGTACACCAGCGGGGAAGAATCACTTCTATGAGATATGGAAGGAAGCTAAGGATGAGAAGAAGGAAGATTGGGAGGCATTTCAATATAACTCCACAGATAATCCTATATTAGACCCTGAAGAGATAAAGACAGCTAGGGATACTATGTCTACCCAAGCATTCAGGCAAGAGTTCGAGGCAAGTTTTGTCTCCTTTACAGGTGGTATATTTAAAGAGGAATGGATAAAATATGATTCAGAAGAACCTAAAGAGGGTAATTACGTCATTGCGGTTGACCCTGCGGGATTTGAGAAAGTTGAGAAAGAGCGTGGTCTCAAAGGTTCTAAGTTGGATGAAACAGCTATCGCAATCGTCAAGATTGATGGTGACCACTGGTGGGTCAAAGATATACTCCACGGTAGGTGGCATATCAAAGAGACTGCTACAAAGATTCTCAGCAGTGCAATCGAGAATCAAGCAACTATTGTAGGGATAGAAGCTGGTGCATTAAAGAATGCTATAATTCCTTATCTAGAAGATGAGATGAGGTCTACAGGTAGGTGGGTAGTAATTACAGATGTAACTCACGGTGGTAAGAAGAAAGCAGATAGGATAACTTGGTCACTCCAAGGTAGACTAGAACACGGTAAATTAACATTTAATAAAGGTCACTGGAATAAAGATTTTGAATCCCAGTTACTAGAGTTCCCTACTTCAGGGACACACGATGATATGGTTGATTCTCTCGCCTACATCGACCAGGTAAGTGTAGCGGACTTTATGCACACTATAGAATTAGATGATGACTGGACACCAGTCGATGATATAGCAGGATACTAATGAAGACTTTCTTTATACAAGCTATTATGTCTATAATTGTAGCTTTTTGTTTACTCATAGTAGGATATTAATAATATATGTCAAATTACAATTCAGATAATGATTATAGAGCACTAGCGGGATGGTTATCTACCCGTCTAGACCAATGGCGTAATCATAGAGATAATAATTACCTAAAACCGTGGGACGAATATTATCGTCTATGGCGTGGTATGTGGACTCCAGAAGACCAGAACCGTAGGTCAGAGAAATCTAAGATAATAACTCCTGCTCTACAACAGGCAGTAGAGGCTAGTGTAGCAGAGTTAGAAGAGGCTACTTTCGGAAGAGGTAAGTGGTTCGACTTATCGGACGATATATTGGATGAAGAGCCTCAAGATGCTGAGTTACTACGTAACCTATTACAGGAAGATTTAGAAGATAGTGGTGTAAAAGATTCTATCTGTGAGGTATTCCTCAATGGTGCTATCTATGGCACAGGAATAGCGAAGATTATAACGGAAGAGAAGATAGAGAGGAGACCTGTAGAACAACCAGTAGAGGGTACTCTAACTACCGTAAGAAATTTAGAGGAATATGTCTCAGTAGATGTAAGGGTAGAGGCTGTATCTCCTAAAGAATTCCTCATAGACCCTAGTGCTAATTCAATTAATGAGGCATTAGGAGTAGCTCACGAGGTATATAAGCCAAGATATGTACTATCTGAGGGTATGGCTAAGGGTGTATATAGAGAAGTAGATATAGAGGCAGATACTGACGTAGTACAGGTTGGATTTGACCCTGAATATATTAATAGAGATGCTTCAGACCAAATTAAGATATGTGAATATTGGGGTAAAGTACCAGCTAAATTCCTAAATAAGAAGGAAGACAAGGATGATTTTGAGTACGATGCTGATGAGTTAGTAGAAGCAGTAGTCACTATAGCTAATGATGAGTATATCCTGAGAGCTGAAGAGAATCCATTTATGATGATAGATAGACCTTTCGTCTCTTATCAGCACGACCTAGTCCCTAATAAGTTTTGGGGTAGAGGGGTCTGCGAGAAAGGATATAACCCTCAGAAAGCATTAGATGCAGAGATGAGAGCTAGGATAGATTCGTTAGCTCTGACCACTACACCTATGATAGCAGCAGATGCTACTAGGTTACCTAGAGGAATAAAACTAGAGGTAAGACCAGGTAAGACTATACTAACTAATGGAGACCCTAGACAGGCTATTATGCCTCTAACATTAGGCTCTACTGACCAACATACATATAACCAGGTAGCAGCCCTACAGAATATGATTCAGATGGGTACAGGTTCTGCTGATATGGGAGTACCTGACAGGGCTACTTCTAGTGGTATGTCTATGGTACAGTCTGCCTCAATTAAGAGACAGAAACGTACACTGATGAACTTCCAGAACACATTCTTAATCCCTATGATTAATAAGACTATGTGGCGTAAGATTCAATTTGATGTGGATAGGTATCCAGTTACAGATTATAAATTCATCCCCTACTCTACTATGGGTATTATGGCTAAAGAATTAGAGATGCAACAGATGGTCTCTATGCTACAGTCAATTCCGAAAGACTCTCCCGCTTTCAATGTCCTGTTGTTAGCAGTCTTCCAGAATTCTAGTATTCATAATAGGGAACAAGTGGTTCAAGCACTTATGCAAGGTATGCAACCAGACCCTCAAGAACAACAGATGCAACAGATGCAGATGCAGTTACAGATGGAACAAGCTAAGGCTGACATACAGAAGACACTAGCTGAGGCACAGGAAGAACAGACTAAAGCTATGAAGAATGCTGCTGAAGCAGGTACGAAACAACCTAATGAGTTAGACATTCAAGAGAGAATAGTAGGTCTACAGAAAGAATTAGCTAACATAGAGAAACTTAAGGCTGATACAGATAATACTAATTCAGAGACATTTAGGAATATACCAGAGATAGAGCACCTCAAATCGGAGACAATGCTGAACTATGCAAACGCCTACAGTAAACAGTAATAAAGAATATTACTACAACAGATTACATTTAATAGAACAAGATGGATGGAGAGACTTAGTAGCAGAACTAGAGAATCTCGAAGTCATCTATAACAAATTGGATTCAATAGAGTCCGATAAAGACCTTTGGTTCGCTAAGGGTCAGTTGTCAATCTTAAGACAGATATTGTCTATAGAGGATACAACTAAACGAGCGATGGAAGAACTAGACTTATAGTACTAGCTCCGTCATATATACTAACTTCATAACCCCACAGGGGCGGAGAATATAACAAAATGAGTAATATAGTAGTGGACGCTGATGCCCAAGAAAATTCAGCAGTAGTAGAAGATAACACTCAACCAATAACTGACGAGTCAGTAGATATAGTAGAGACAGTAGAGGCACAGGCTGAAACTGTTGAACCTACAATCCCAGATAAGTTTGCTGGTAAGAGTACAGAAGATATAATAGATAGTTACACTAATCTCGAAAAGGAACTAGGGAGAAAATCCCAGGAAGTTGGAGAGTTAAGGAAGTTATCTGATAGTTTTCTACAAGCTGAAGTGGCTAGACAGCACAATCCACAAAGTAACACTCCATTAGAAACTGAAGATAATGATACGTCTAGTGATTTCTTTGATGACCCTAACAAGGCTGTCAATGATATGATTGATAATCACCCTAAGTTTCAAGAATTCCAACAGTTCCAAGCTCAACAGGCACAAGCAGGAGCAAAAGCACAGTTGGAAAACACACACCCTGATTTTACTAAAGTCGTTCAAGACAAAGGTTTTCAGGAGTGGGTTCAGGAAAGTCCCATCCGTATGCAGATGTTTCAAGCAGCAGATGCCTATAACTTCGATGCAGCTAATGAGCTATTGAGTAACTGGAAAGACAGGTCTATGATTTCTAAGACTCAAGAGGTCAATCAACAAGCAGAAGTAGATAGAAAACAAGCACTTAAGGCAGGTACAACGGAATCAAGGACATCCACTAACCCACAAGGAGGAGGTAAGACATATAGACGTGCTGACCTAATCCGATTAAAAATGGAAGACCCTAACAAGTATGAGTCACTACACGATGAAATATATAGTGCTTATGCGGAAGGAAGGGTTGTTTAATAAAAGCTATAACTTAAGGAGTTAATAAAATGGCAAATATGACGGTGACTACGGTCGCTAATTTCATCCCAGAGATTTGGTCGGATGAAGTACTAGCGACATATAAGTCAAATCTCGTTGCGGCTAATCTAGTCCGTAACTTAAACCACCAGGGTAAGAAAGGGGATACAATCCACATTCCTACACCAGGTAGAAACTCAGCATCAGCTAAGACAGCAGATACCGAGGTAACATATATCACAGATACAGCGACAGATACCTCTGTGGTAATTAATAAACACTTTGAATGGACAACTAGAATTGAGGATATCGCACAGCTTCAAGCACTTAATTCTATGAGGAAATTCTATACAGATGACGCGGGATACGCATTAGCTAAAAATGTGGACACTCAAATCATTACTGACTTAGATGGAGCTTCTGCTCTTACTGGCGGTAATTCTGTATTGACAGGTGTAACTAACTGGGATACTTCTATCCTAGCAGCTATAGAGGTGTTGAACGATGGAGATGTTCCTGTAGAAGGACGTTCTCTAATAGTTACTCCATCCGCTATGACTGCACTTATGTCTACTGACAGGTTCACTGAACAGGCATTCATAGGTGATGGTTCAGCAATAAAAACAGGTAAAATTGGCTCTATCTATGGTGTAGATGTATTTATGTCTACTCAGGTAGGTACTGGTGCTACTGAGAAGGCTTTCTTATTCCAGAAAGATGCTCACGTACTAGCTACTCAACAGTCAGTTCGTACTCAGACACAGTATAAGCAAGAGTTCCTAGCGGACTTATTCACTGCTGATACGGTGTATGGTACTAAAGTTATACGCCCAGGTTCTATCCAAGAACTTACTTCGTAGGCTTAACCACAGAGCTCTCTCCTCTTTATGGGGAGAGTTCTATATTAAACTTAGGAGGTGTCCCAGTGAAATTAAGTAGAAATAAAAGATTAGCATTAGCGGTACAAGCAATGCGTAGACGTTTAAGAAACCCATAGGTTGTATATATGCCAATAGATAGAGGACAAGGAATAACAATCCCACAGGCTTTAGCTGATGGCTATGATTTAGGGGATTTAATAGATGAGGCTACAGCTGCCAAGGACGGAGCAGAGGCTGCTTTAGCTAATGTAGGTTCTAGTGAAACTAATGCTGCTACTAGTGCTACTGATGCGGCTACTTCAGCATCTAGTGCTAGTACTAGTTCATCTACAGCTACCACTCAAGCTACAACAGCTACCACTCAAGCAACTAATGCTTCTACTTCAGCAACCTCGGCTGCAACTAGTGCAACAGCAGCTCAGACCGCACAGACAGCAGCAGAACTAGCAGAGACTAACGCAGAGACAGCAGAGACTAATGCAGAAACCGCTGAGACAAACGCAGAGACTGCTGAGACAAATGCAGTTACAGCTAAGACAGCGGCTGAGACTGCAAAGACAGCAGCAGAGACAGCTAAGACTGGTGCAGAGACAGCTAAGACAGCAGCTGAACTAGCCGAAACTAATGCTGAGACTGCTGAAACTAATGCAGAGACAGCAGAGACTAACGCTGCTACTAGTGCTACATCTTCAGCCACATCAGCTACGGCATCAGCCAGTAGTGCTTCATCAGCAAGTACATCGGCTTCTACTGCTACTACACAAGCTACTAATGCTAGTAACTCAGCTAGTGCAGCCAGTACCTCAGCATCTACAGCAACAACTAAAGCAAGTGAGGCAAGTACATCAGCTACTAATGCTGCCACTAGTGAAACTAATTCAGCTACCTCAGCTACCAGTGCAGCTACTAGTGCTACTAATGCAGCTACTTCTGCTACTACAGCAGCTAGTTATACCCCTACTCAGACAGGACAATCTGGTAAGTTCTTAACTACAGATGGTAGTTCTACTAGTTGGGATGCAGTAGACGCTCTACCTACTCAAACCTCACACTCAGGTAAGTTCTTAACCACAGACGGAAGTGCAGCATCTTGGGATACTGTAGATGCCCTACCTACACAAACAAGTCAGAGTGGTAAATACTTAAAGACTGATGGAAGTGCAGCTACTTGGGAGGCATTATCAGTAGTCAATGGTATAGATAATTCTGTTGAGTACACAGCGACAGCAGCTCAAACGACATTCTCTGCTACCTATGATGTGGGTTATGTAGAGGTATATTTAAACGGTGTTAGGTTAGATGCCTCAGATTTCACAGCTACTAATGGTACAACTGTTGTATTAGATGTAGGTGCAGCTCTTAATGACACAGTCTATATACAAGCATTCGGTACATTTACACTAGCAAACCATTACACAAAGACAGCCTCAGATGCTAGGTACTTACAACCTACAGGCGATGGCTCTCAGCTAACAGGGATAGATGCTCTACCTACACAGACTTCACATTCAGGTAAGTATCTAACTACCGATGGTTCAGCAGCCTCTTGGTCAACAGTGAGTTCTAATTCCACTAGTTCAGGATTGTATGAACATAGTAATTCTATTAGTTCTAATTACAGTATCAGCAGTGGGAACAATGCTCTAACGGCAGGACCTATTACAATTAATACAGGAGTCTCAGTCACAGTACCTACTGGTTCGACTTGGGTGATAGCATAATATGAGCAAAATAAAAATACAGGGTTCAGCTACAGGTACAGGGATACTGACTATACAAGCACCTACAACTTCGACTGACAGGACTATAACTATTCCTGATG